CCACTGGCTGCCATACCATTCCGCCAACGCGCTCGACGCGGACCGCCGAAACAGTTTGTTCAGTTCAGTTGTGTTCAAGTCAGACCTCCCATGTTCGACCGTCGACCGTGAATCGGCCTTTGCTGATGAAGATCGGTTCCGGTTTGACGTACTGCCCGTCTACTGTCAACATTCCGAACCCCTGCTGCCAGTTACCCGCAGCGCCCTTCAGGTAGTGCGCTTTCTTCATGTCCATCAGGTTCCCGACTTCGAACCCGTGAACGGTTTTTGTGACCTTGCTGTCGAACCCAAACGAGTGCGATGTCAACCCCATCCGGTGGGTGTGTCCCATGACTACGGAGGTTTGGAACTTGGTGGCCGCACCCAGCGCGGTGTGGCCGGCGAACCGGGACAGTGAGATACCACCTTTGTGCCCGTGGGTGGTCAGCCAGCCTGGAGCTACTTTGTGGAAATCCGGTAGCAGTTCCACACCGAACCCGTCAAAGTCCAGCAAGGTGTCGATGTCAAACGCACCGGACTCCGCTAGTGCGGGTGCGTATTTCGACAGGTAGGTGCGTGGCCTTTCGTCATGGTTCCCTTCGTGGAACCGCAACGGACCGCCGTACACCTTCCGTAAGGGTTCGAGCAGCCGGCGTTTGGCATCCTCAGCGTCTTTGAACACTGACCCTTCGAACTCGCCGGCTGTTCCTTTGTTCCACCGGGACGGTTGCGGGAAGTCCATGACATCCCCGATATGGATGACTTCGTCTGGCCGGTAGTCCCCTATGAACTGGATGAGTGCTTTGAGAGCGCGCCGGTCATCGTAGGGAAGTTGGGTGTCCGATATCACCACAATGCGTTTGGTCACATGACTCTCTCAATCTCACGGTTCAGGTAGTACCGCGCTTTCATCAAGTCCTCCAACGGGTTAGGCGATTTACGCCCAGCCCTGGCGACGTATTTGACTACGTTGCCCAGGCAGAAGTTCAGGTTCTCTGTGAGGTCGATGACCTGGAACCCGTTGGGGAGTTGGTAGTGGTCCGGGTTGATGGGGTCACTCATCGTCATCCTCCTGCCACATCATCTTTTCCAGAGCGGAGAAAATGTCCATCACAACGGCACCGAACTGTTCACCGTTCTGTGAAGCGTCCAGCCGCTCCGCGATAGTCGGTTCACTCATTCCCGTCCTCCTCGTCTACCCACACGTAGTCATGTATCCGCTCAACCCATTTGGGGAACTCCATCCCCACGGAGAAGTTAAATTCGAAACGCACAGATGATCTCCTTCAACTTGTCGGGCTGGTAGCCGATCACCGCGTCGAAACCGACAGCCTCAATCACAGGCGTTGACTTCGCACCCAGCCACCGGGTGACGTAGTCCTTCGCCATCAAATCCTTGCTGATGTCGAAGATTTCGATGTCAATCCCTGCTTCGGTGAGTTTGTCGATGACCCGGTCACACGGCAGGCATCCGGGTTGCTTGTAAACGATGACCTGACTCATTTCAACCTTTCCAATAACGCTGAAGGCCCGTCCCGCAGGACAAGCGAATTGATGTCCTCACCGGCCGGCGAGGGGATGATCTTTGCGTTGGGCAACGAACCGGCCACGGTGTGCGCGAACGTCATGCCGGCCTCGTCACCGTCAGCGAGAACGAACACTTCCCGGTATCCCAGGAACGGTTCCCGGAAGTGGGTCTGCCACGCCTGCGAACCAGGCACACCCACCGTGGGTATCCCACAGATATGTGCTGTCACCGCGTCGATTTCACCTTCAGTGATCGCGACTACCGGGGCCTGCTTCAGCAAGTCCAAGGTGTTGTACAGGCGGGGCCGGTCACCGGCCACCGTCATGTACTTCCCGTGCCCGGTGTGTTCGTGATCTTTGAGGCACCGGAACCGGATCGACACCACAGACCAGCCGTGGTCCTGGGACCACCTCAGGTAAGGGATCGCTAGGAACCCCCGGTACATTTCATGTCCAGGGAGCGGATCGGCCACGTACCCCAACCGGAACCTGTTCAGTTTGTCCCGTGTCGATCCCAACCCCAGCCCGCGTTTCACCAAATGCTCGTCGGCGGGACTTCCCTGGAAGCTTTGGTGATAGCGGCTGGTAGCTTCCCGGAGAAACTTCTTCTGCGATTCGTTTTGCCGATTCAAAGGTCATACCCTCCATCTGTCTCAGTAGTGCGATTGCGTCCCCTTTCGCTGGGCATGCGAAACAGTGAAATGCGTTCCGGTTGTAGGACACTGACGCTGACCGGTTCGAATCGTCATGGAATGGGCAAAGACACGAAACCCAGTCATATCCGTTGTCGGCCGGCGGGTTCCACCCTGGGTGGTAGCGGTGGATCACTTGCACGATCAGAGAGTCAGTCACCTATCTCCTTGTGATGATCCGGCCAGCGGCGGGGGTCCACCCAGTAGTCCCGGAGGTTGCCGCTGTACCGGGAGTACTTTTTCCAATTGAACTTCCCACGGTGCCGGCTCACACAGCCGCCATTAGTTGGGCACCTATGTACTCCGTGTACGCCGGCGGGATAGCCTCAGCGATCTCTAATTTCGTTTGGCACCAGGGCATCCCCATAGCGTCCCGCCACTCATCCAAGTTGCCTTTACCGCCGCCGTTGCCATACACCGCGAAATACGGCCCGTCCTGCTTCACACCGTGGTTCCAACCCGCAACCTTGCCCCTGTGCTTAATGTGTGCCGGCTGCTCCAATTGGAAATTGGACTCAAACAGCCTGTGCCGGATCACTTTCAGACCGAACATCTCCCCACACAATTTGATCGGGTCGATCAGGGGTGCGCCTTGCACATTTTCGATCACATACGGTTTCCCAGTCATGGACAGCACAGCCCTGGTCGCTTCCAGGAAGTCTGGATAGTCCTCAGAGTTACCGTTTGTGCCTTTACCCAGTGCGGAGTGCGCCTGGCATGGCGGTGAGGCGTGAAACGCATCGAACTTACTGAAGTTAGCTAACAGAAAGTCGACGGCATCCGCTTGCACGAACATGTGGCCGGCGTAGTTGGGTTGCGGGGCGATGTCCACACCTACGACATCGAAACCTGCACGGACGTAACCCATTGCCGCGCCGCCAGCGCCGCAGAACAAGTCCAACAGCCGTGGTTTATTGTTTACTGTCAAAATTTGGCACAACCCTTTCACCGATAATTCTTGTTGCCGGCGGTTCCTTCAGGTAGTCGATGGCCCGCTCAAGTGCTTGTATTTCGTCACGCAGGTGCCCAAGTACCCTGGAGTTGCATGTACTGCACAGCAACCCCCGCACAATGCCTGTGGTGTGGCAGTGGTCAACTGAGAGTCTTTTCCTTGCGCCTGTTGCACGTTCACAGATGAAGCACCGTCCAAGCTGGTACCGGTAGATGGCCCAGTATTCGTCCCCGGTGATTCCATAAACCTGCATCCACCTTTGCTCTTGTGTGCTGGACCGCCGGCCGGCCCGTTTCGCCCGGTGGTGTGTCGCGCACCGTGGGCCGGGATGCGGCGCTTTCCGGCCTGTGGTGATCCCTTCTTCCGCGCAGTCGATGCATGACCGACGTTTGTGCTGCCGGTCCTGCGAACGGTAGGAAGGTGTTCGCTTTGTCACCGGGTAGCCCAGGCAATCAGACACACATTTGCAATCCAAATGAATAAGCAGACGGTCAACATCAAATCCAGATTCATGCGACTCCTTGATCTTTGATCTGCATCGTTTCCCCGGTGAAATCCAAGGTGATGTAATCCATCCCAGACGGGTCCGCCTTGCCGGCCCGGTTCTTCACCGTCGAAACGCACATGATGTCCGGCCCGAAATCAATGCTCTGTTTATGCAACGTCAGCACCAGTTCCGGGACACGTGCGATCTGACCTTTCACACCCGATAACGGGATCGGTTTATCCGCATCGTTGAACGGCCCGGTGACGTGATGCAGCCCAACCACACAGGCACCCGTGGACCGGGCCATGTCGTGCAGGTAATCCATCAGGGATTCCAGGCCGCTGAACGGGTCGTCATCGTTCACACCTCCGGTGCGGACGTTCGTGACGTTGTCGACAACCACCAGGGATGGGTAGTCCCCGTACACCTCCTCGTAAGCGCGCATGGACTGTTCGATCTGATCCAAAGACGGTGACGCGGTGTAGTTGAACCGGATAGGGATGTCCGCGACTTCCGTTGTCGCCTCACCAAGATCGCCTGCCCGAACCATCTCGCTGGAACGGTCCATGTTCATGCCAGTCAGGATCGACAGTGAACGTGAAACCTGTGTGAAAGCGTCACTGTCCGCGCTGAAGTACAACGTCGGCACGTTAGCCCGCAGAGCGTAGGTGAGGATCATGGCTGACTTACCGACACCAGGGCCGGCGCACACCAGGCACAGTTGCCCGCGCAGGAACTTGGTTCCTTTCTGGCTCAGCGTTTTCCACACCTCCGGTAGTGGATCCCCGGCGGTGCCTTTGATGTGCAGCGATTGCAGGGGTGAATACATTCACACACCCCCGTACCTGTCTGTCATCTGCTGGTGTAGCTGCCACTGCGCGGCACCCAACATCCCCATAGCTTCGATGAAAGAGAATTGGTACGGCATGGTCAGCCGGAAACCGTAGTTACCGTTCGAGTCGATGGTTCTGCGGATAACCATTTCGAACACTGTTAACGAATCGTCTTCATCCATCGTTGAGTTTCCTTCCTAAACGGTCGACATCTGATTTCGAATACAGAGGTATTGCACGGGACCGGGGTGGTGTGTATGAGCCGGCCGGCTTCAGTTTCTGCTTACGGAATTCGTCTACTGTCAACTTCAAGTGCTGCACGATTTCGTTTTCGGTGTACAACAGAGCCGCTTTCATAGCTTTCTCCTAAACGTCATCGTCAATCACTTCTATCTGCCCGTCTGGGAATCTGATCTGCACGTCCCGCTGCCCGTAGGACAGCCTTTTGTGGTTCACCGCGAACCGGCGTGCCGCCTGCTCCGTGGGGAACGGGTACGAGGACGGCCCGTTAAGCCGATCCAACTCCCCCATCTCCACAAACCAATACTCACTGTTTGGGTTCAAATCTATTTTCTTGCGGTACTCCATCACCCTCCGTTCACTGTCAACATTCACACCGCAAAATCGCAGGACCACGAAACGTCACAGAACCTGCACTTTGACGGTTCAGGGTCCGGGTCGAAAATCCCTGCTTCGATGTTGTCTTCGAGTTCACGGAACTTCTGGGCAACCTTGTCGCGGGTCCAGCCGGCAAGGTCATACGGGTACGTCGGTTTCCCGACTTTCCCCATCCAGTAGTCCCCCCGTGTGGGGCGTTCGATGCCGTACATCTCAGCCAACGCCACCGCGTACACCGCTAGCTGAAAATCGTCGCCAGGTGTGTTCCCGGTTTTGTTGTCCCGAACAACGATTTCACCGTCAGGGTTGACGATGATCGCGTCGATGAAACCTCGCACTGGGACACCGTCCAGGTCGATGTCAAACCCCAGTTCGATACCGGGAGTTCCATCTGGTGCGATCCAGATCACCTCTTCAGGGTGGTTTTCGTACCACCGGATGTACTTTGCGACTTGATCCAAACCTATGTTGTATCGGCGGGTGACATCTGTTTCCCCGTCATACGGGCCGGACTTGAACCAAACCTGGAAATTGGGTGTGACCTCACACGCCTCGTTGATGTGTGTGGCATACGAGTCACGGAACACGTCTTGCGCTTCATCGACGGTGAGGGTTCGCCCTGAGCGTTCGTGCGCTTCCCCGGCCTCATGCACCGCTGATCCCTGTGCGAGCCACGCCGCCGGCCGCTGCCAAACCTTGTCGATTCTGGACAGCTTGTAGGCGTGCGGGCACCGTTCATACAGCTTTAGCTGTGACACACTGCGGTGCATCTTCCAAACCTCCAATCACATACACAGACCATTCGGCTTCACCGAACATCATGGTTTCGTCCTCCACTGAACCGCTGATCAGCAGTTCAGATGCGGAGGTGGTCAGGAAGTCTTTGACCGGCTTGAACAGCAGGTCTGACTCCTTGACCGCCACGCTTTTGTACACCCACAGGCATCCACGCTCCCCGTCTTGGAAGGTGTGCGCCTGGAAGTACGGCGTGTTGTCGAACTGGATTTTGGATACGTTGAACTGCACCTTTCGGAGTCCTCTGCTTTTCAAATCACCCGCCCTAGGGATGTTCAGGCGGGAAGCGAACCATCGTTGCACTGTTCTCTGACAGCGCCAGGTGGAGAGCGGCTATCTTTGCGCCCTCAACCTTTTACGTACCCGTTAGTTTCACCAACTGTGACGAACGTCACGGGAAGCGGGGTGGGAACCGCCAGATGATCAAACCCTCAGGAGTCAAGGTTGTGTGCTCGTTCACCCTGATCAACAAGTCACCGTCTTCTGGCCGGCGAGGCTGCAACCTGAAACCGCCCTTGTTAGCGAACCCTTTAACAGGCTCGAAATCAGGGCTGTACTCAAGGACCAAATCCTCGTCCTTCAGCTTCTTGTAGAAAGTGCGGAGCCTTTTCAGTTTGTCTTCCGACATCCCCTTGCCGCCCGTAGCCATGTACTCCCCATGATCCCTGATCCTGCGAGCCGGGGACTGCCGGCCCACCTCAACAGGCATCTTCCAGGGAAAATGGTCCCCGACTTCCTCGCGGGTAGTACGTGACCCGTTATAGGTCACCTTGTGGTACGACACAGCCTGCCGGGACACATCGAACATGGCCGCGATCTGCGACTGGTTGAAACCTTTACGCTTCAGTTCATCAATTAACCCTATGGATATTACGTACTTATTATTCCCCACTGTGTTCCCCCCGGTCTGATTGTTTGTGCATGTGTCAAAGCTATCACCTCTCTGTGTGTCGGTACACTGTCAACGTAGCCGGCACGATCACCCCTTCCAGTTGTTCTTGTCGAACAGCAGGTACTGAATGGTGGAGCAGAGGATGGCCGCGCTGTTCGCGGCTTCGCTGCCCAACTCCGCGAGGTGATCTGCGCAGAGGTCTTCGGCTTCTTCAGCGTCCATATATGCGTTCGCGTCGATGCGTGCGATGTGCAAGGCGTGGAGCAGATCGGCCATGTCTTTACCATTGATTGTGAACATTTACTTGCTCTCCTCTTCGTAATTGGCACCATCCACGGCGTAGACGATGTTCTCAACCAACAACAGTTCGTCCTGGTGGGTGATCCCCTGCCAGAAGAAATCAATCAAGTCTTGCTGCGTCCACTCGTCGGTGGCGATCACCAACTCGACTTTGAAATACTTACGCACTCAAACCTCCCTTGCGCTGTAACCAGGTGTAAAACTGCGGCCAATCCACAACGCCGGCGCTGGCCCACATGTCAGAGATGTACATGGCTTCATCGAATGAAGCCGCACCACAAGCGTCACCTGTGTATTCATCATCCTTGTAAAAGTTGACGGTGAACAAGCAGTCTTCGCCGGGGTGGACGGTGATGTGTGTTGTGTATTTGGTCATATCTTTTCCTTTCATCAGCAGAACCATTTCTTACGGCAGAAACGGGACTTCGACCCATCTCCCCACCGTTCACTGTCAAAACTTCTGTCTACAGCCCTTCCAGGGGCCTTTACGGCCCCTTCTGGGTCGCACGTCGGACGCTCACCGTTGGCGACGTGCCACGCTGAATCAGCCGCCAAGCCACCATGACTTTCGATGTGTGCGTCTGATCGAACCTCACAGAGCGCACCCAGGATCAGATCAATCACCTGAGTCCTGACCTGTCCAGTTGATCGTTCAACAACTCGACCGCCCAGTCCCGAACCTGGCTGCGAATTTCAGCGGCAGACTCATCCTTGCCATAAGTCAACTCCCAAGTCTCACGGTCAATCTCCACCGTGAACTCAACCTTCACCTTCATCTCTTATTCCTTTCCACAAATCTGATTACCATGAACCCGGCAGTCCCACCGGAGATCGTCCTCAAGGATCACCGGCCCTTGCCCGACGTTGTCTGCTGCCGCGCCGGCAGCGATACCGGCTGCGACAGCCAGCGCAACCCAAAGCTTCACCACGATTCCTCCTCGAAATCATCGTCGGTGACGATGCCGTGGGCCTGGATGTAGATAGCGGAATCCCGCAGCGAGACACCCTGATCGGTGAAGTCTTCGCGGAAAGATGCCGCAAGATTGCGAGCAGCGTCTTCATCAGTGCAGACATGCACGCTTGGAGCGGTGTTCTTCCGGGCCACCGTTACTGTCCAAACCATCATTTCTCTCTCCAATCATCTGGTTCATACGGATCGAAATCAATAAGGGACCAAGACTCCTTGACCTCGTCCCATTCGTACGGTTCGAGTTGAAACCCGAACCTCAGCCGGCCGTGCATCACTCTCACCAATCCTCCGTTTCGATTCTGATAAGACGTGCGATACGCGGAACGTCAGCCGGCTCCGCATTCAAGAGCAGATTCCATTGCTCACGGGTCATGCCTCCACCTCCGACAGTTCA